CCGCTCCATAAGCCTGAAAAGCTCACTTTTTGGCCATATTTTGGTCATTTTTGACCCCAAAAGTAGAGGTCTTTAGACCCCTCATTTACGCTGAATTCGTGCTTCAAAAACAGCTTTTTGAGGTCAAAACTGGCCTCAAAGTCCTCTTTTGTGAGGTTTTTATAGTAATCGTTGGTGAATGGAGCGTCAAAAGGCTTGTTTTTGGCCGTCCCGTGCTCTGCTCTACCCGTTGTGGCGCAGGAAAAGATGACCAGACCGTTGTCTCTGACCATCTCGACCATCTTAAGGAAGGTCTTTTGCCAGTTCTTGTCGTGCTCAAAGCACTCGCAGGAGATGGCCACATCGAATTTGTTGGAAAACGGAAGCTCATGCCCTGCACACACGATGTCTACGCCTGGGCCGGGGCCAACATCGCAGCCGATGTACAGCGTAGGCTCGTAGAAGAACTGCCGCACAGAGCCGTTGATGTCTAGCGACCCCACTTCCACCACCTTGGTGTTTCGAAAGTGCCAGGGAAAGGTGCGGGTAAGGCTTGCGACAAAGCGCATTTGCTCAGGATGGCTCATGACACTCCACTGCGTAGCCTTTTTCTTGCAACCAGTCCAAGAACTCCATCTCTCGGTAGTAGTTACTCACTTCTGAGAGTGGTTTTGTGACTTTGATGTAGTTGTCAGCAGTAAGTTTGCGGGTTGGGCCGTGATGCCCCACGAGCTTGGAGAAGTCCAGGTTGTCGTGCACGCCTGGGCCTGCGTACTCCATGCTGAAGTGCTTGGCCACCTCCACGGGGGCGAACTTGATGCCGTGCTTCTCCAGGTCTGGGCGCAGGAAGGTGCACAACTGCACGTCCTCGTTGCAGAAGGGTTCTACGTCAAAGTGCTTCCAGAGGATGCCGCTCTTGGCAAGCTGGCGCAGAAACTTGCGGGAGCGCAGGGAGAAGCCTCCGTTTTGCACCACCAGTGCGTTTTCCTTGCCCACCCACGAGAACTGCAGGTGATAGTTGTTGCCAATCATGGCAGCGTGTGCAGGCGCACCGATGTAGTCGTACTGGTAGTAGTCCTCGGTGAAGTTCTTGCCGTCTAGCACCCACCCGTCGTCCTGCACCACCAGGCAGAACTCTGTCTTGATGTAGGTGTGCAGGCAGTACATCATGAACAGGCTGTACTGCTTGTAGGTCATCTTGTGGCACTTCTTGTGCCGGATGTGCTTAGGAAGGGTTCGTGGCCTGCGAGGAGAGATCAGCAAGCCCTGAGAGCCGGGAAGTTCTGCCAGCGAACGCTCCAGCGCAGGGATGGCGCTTTCTCCGTTGTTGTGGCCGTAGATGGCCACTACTGTGAGCTTGTCATGCACTGCCGTACATCCCGATCTTCTTGAGGTAGTCGGCCACATTGCGTCCTATCTGGGCTTCCTGCACCGTCATGTTGTCTTGGGCTTGGGAGATGTTGCGGGTGATCTTGGCCGCTATCAGCCGTGGCTGCACCTGCTCTGCAAACGCAACTGCTGCCAGCGCAGAGGCAATCACCCGATCATCCTTGGCCCTGCCTGGAGCGTGGATGGTGCCGTTTTCCCGCACGATCCCCTTCATCTCCTCCAGGGTGTCCATGCTCTTGATCTCCATCATCCCGCGCTCAAAGTAATCCTTCATGTAATTGAGCATCCGCTCTTTACTGGCGTGGGTGGTGACGTAGCCGATAGAGTTGGAGATGCCACCCAGCGCGTCATTACGCCGCCAGATGTAGTTGGTCATGCTGCCGAGCACGTCCAGCAAACCACGCCCTGTGGCGTTGTTCATGCTCACGGCCATGCGCTTCAGGTTCCTGATCTCGTTGATGACGGCCTGACCAGGCCCGTTAACTTCCAGGTTCAGCGTGGAGTTCTTGTAGGCACCTGCCAGGTGGGCGATGACCCAGGCGAACTGGTAGGTATTGAGTTCAGAGGTTGCGAACTCGGCCACCTGCTCCATCCCGTCTGCGTAGCAGCGGAAGACCTGGATGCAGAAACGGTCTGCCCAGTCAGAACTGCCGTAGGCCGGGTCTGCCCCGATGACGTAGTAGGCGTTGTCTACAGGCTCTTCCCAGACCTTGAGGACACCCAACCGCTCCGTGCTCTTCAGGACTTCAGTGTCCTGGAAGAGAGAGCCGAAGGCATAGCGGTAGTTGTCGGGCACCATGAGCTTGGAAGCCTTGGCTGCTTCTGTACACCGGGAGGTGGAGAAGAAGGAGGTGCCTGTCATCACGAAGGCATAGTCCTCCGTGGGCGGGAACTCCTGGTACATGAGCGCCTCGTCCTTGATGCCCTCGTGCATCTTCCAGCGCCACCAGGCCATCTGCCGGGAGTTGATCTCAAACCCGTACAGGCGCTTGATGTCCTTGTGCCACTCCTTCTCTTCAGGAGTCAGCTTGCCATCCCAGTACACCTTGTAGATGTTGCTCTTGGCGTCCACACTGTAGAACTCGTTACGCCACCAGCCGCAGAAGATCGCACGCTGGGTCTTGGCCCTCTGCGCCGTCTTGTACATATCGTGGAACATATTGAATCCACGGGCTGTGGACTCAAACAAGTAAAGCCGGTCAGGATTGTTCTCGGCTAAGGAAGCCAACAGGGATGCCAGACCCTCCTCGTCACCCCAGGAGCTTGTCTCCGTGCCGTGAAGGTAAGTAATTGCCTTGCCACGGCCCAGTGAGCCTTTAGCCCTCAGACCCGCCACCTGGTAGAACAACCGGCTTCTGTTCTTGAGAGACAGCTGGTTCCTGTTGTGCCCTATTGCCGGAATCTTGAACTCCTTGGGCAACCCATCCATGTACATGGCTAGGGTCATCCTGAACATATCCCGGTTCTCTTCCGTATCCGTCGTGAGCGTGCCCTGCAAACCCGGATGGGTGAAATGCCAATAAAGGTCTAGGGCTAGGGAAATGGTCGTAATCCCAAGCTGCCGACCCTTCAAGATCACAAAGAAATGCACATCCTCAGCCAATCCTTTTGCAATCTCATCCATCACATATGTCTGAGTGCCCAGAAGATTGTCCATCTTCCGCAAACCCTGCTCTTTAGTCTCAATCTTGAGTTCAGAGCAAAAGCTGTAGAACTTGGCTAAATCAAATTTCATTAAGGCTTTTCCAATACCCAATCCGCTATTGCAAGAGCCACCTTCCTATCTCGGGCAACCCTCAACAACTCTTCCCACACGATAGGCGGGTACTCCCGCTTCCACCTCTGCACAAGACGAATCTTCTGCGCCTTGCTAGTGCACATTAACGCAGCCCTGGTTTCCCGCTGCAAGCGCACCCGAGATGCGTAAAGCCGCATCTGAATATCCCGATATGTATCCGTCTCTGGTTGCATCCTCAATCCTGTCCATCAACTGCCTGACCAGCATAGACGCCATAAACAACCGAGCATCCATCACCTCCAGCTCAGCCCGTAACTCATCCTCTTCCATCCACAACCTGTCAGCGTTCATTCCCGCCTCCTATTCCACCCTCCATACCCTCAGCATCTCACCCTCACTCCTGGCCACAAACTTCTGACCCAACCGCTTCCCAGCCCTGTAATTCGCATTCAACACCTTGGCCCTGTGCTCCACAGGCACCACAAACGAATCCCCCACATCCATCTCCCCATACGGGTACGCAAACACCACCCTGGGCTTGGGAAGATCAACACCCTTGCTGACCTCTATCGCAGTTATCGTCATCTCTAACCCTCTACAAGTAACCACATCATACGAACAAAAAAAGGGCTACGCAAGGTAGCCCTAAACAACGGAGGAGATCAGCCAACTGCGTTGGCACCATAAATGTACTTTTTTTTTGGGGAGGAGAGATGTTGGGGTCACGCCAAACCCGACCCTCCGACCCATCTGCCTGGACTCTCTTTGGGTTGCGTGTGCTCAGCGCAGGGATGGTGCCCAGTCCCGAACCCAGCCGTGCCTACTCATGCACACGCCCAGCTCCTGAGCAGTCATGACAGGGCGACCCGGCCCCGTCCCCAAATGCTCAAGCCCCGAGCGCGGTGGGTGACACTCACCCGTCAATGCATCGACTTGGTGCAGTCTCTTGTGTACTTAAATGACACACACTCAAGTAACTTATTGTACAGAGTCTTACGTATAGTGTACTAAAGCGCAGGGTCTTTACACAAGCACGTTGACACACTCTCAGCACTCATCTTATCATCATGTCACCTTATCAATTGATAGGGCAACTAGATGGAGTCTGTGACCATGCAAGTGAACCAAGCTGTTGAGCTGTTGTGGCAGCACGGCTACCGTGCCAATGCCTCTTCCGTGTCTCCTGACTGGATCGTTGTGCTCGACCCTGCACACTGCCGCAGAGGGTCTGAACCTATGCGTGTCGAGTACGAACGCCGCAGCATCCACGTCACTCAAGTTTGGCGTTTCATCACTGAGCGCGAGTGATTCATCTCACCAGGTAACCTTACAAGCACTGTAAGGTTTTCCGGGTCAATCTTTTTACGGAGTCTGTGACCATGCGATTAAATCTCTCCTCCTCTCCTGAGCTTGCACGTATCGTGCGTGCAGCTGACAACAGCTACCGCAAGCGGGAAGCATCCCTGCAGGTACGTGAGACTGTCTGTCTGTCCGGCACATACTGGGACGGCGGTAGTCGGTCTACGTACGTAGCTGTTGACCTGGTGACTCTGCGTAGTTCTGCTGCTGAGCAGTTTGCACCTGGTGCTTTCGGAGGGCCGGCTGCTGCTCCGATGGTGCGTATCCCTGAAGGTATCGCCATTGTGCAGACTGGCGTGTTCTGCGGTAAGACTGCGAACGCTACTGTCTACATAAATCCAGTCAACGCAGCGAAGCTGCTTCCTGCCTAACCCTAACTTCGGAGTCTGTGACCATGAAGAACCTTCTCACCCTTGCCAAGATCTTGCGTAAGCGTATTGGGGCGCACTACCGCTACATAAGCACAGCGCAGCGCAACTACACACACGACAGGTATCAGGAGCTTCGCAGGGACTCTGACGAAGCCGTTAGCCTTGCCAACTACCTGATTCAGCACCTAGAGAACCGTCACCAGGCTGTGACGTTTGCTCATGCTGTGGGAATGCCTGGTTACATCAACCTGCGTTGATTTCACCCGGCGAGCGCACCTGCGGGTGCGTTTAGGGGTGCAATTTCGCACCATCATCAGGAGTCTGTGACCATGAGCAACACCTATAACGGCTGGACGAACTACGCTACCTGGCGTGTCAACCTTGAGGTCTTTGACGGGTTCGACCCTCGGGAATATTTCCTGGACGGCAATGATGAGGTAGACACGGCTGAGCTGGCCGACAACCTCAAGCAATGGGCTGATGACGTCATCATTGGCGGTAGTGAAGGCCTGGTGGCTGATTACGCCAGGGCTTTCCTGTCTGACGTGGACTGGCATGAGATTGCGCGGCACATGATTGCCGACTATCTTGAAGCCTGAGAACCCTCCCCCTGTCTGGCCCTTCCCCACGTGGAAGGGCAAACCTTACAAACCCCCGCAGCGGGTGCCCTTCGATCCCTCGAAAGCCCCTGCTGCCCCTTTTTAAGCGATTGGAGCCGTTATGCCACGTTACCGCTACCGACCCCTTGATGAAGCTGTGGAAGAGCGCAGGAGGGCTTGTATGGGCTTCCTGGCAGCATTCCTGCTGGCCATGTCTATCTTTTTACCGTTTGCCCTGTTCTGGGCAGGAGTCTGGCAATGAAAGAAGATAAAACACCAGAAAGCATGAGGCTAGATGCTCTGTTCCGCATCAGCTGCGTAATCCTGAATCATTCCGACAAGTGGGGGCCGGAGGATGAGAACATGGAGCACTTGGTGCACGCCATGTACCTGCTATCCCTAGCCTACCTGCGGGAAAGGAGGTTGGTGTGAAAAAGGACTGGCCTACTACGCGCAGGTTCCCGCGCACGCAGGAAGAAGCATTCAGGGATGCGGACTACGCCAGTCCGCTGCACCATCCCCCAAAACGGGTGGATGAGGGATGGGTATGGGTGGCAATAGCCTTTGTGCTTGCATTCCTTTTCGCCCTGCTCTAAGATTCGCCCCGTTGCTGTGGAAGGCGACAGATTGGCCCCTTACTCATGCGTCTACCCTCTGCCACTACGGAGGGCTTCCACTAGGCGCAGCAGTAAGGGGCTTTTTTGTTGCTCAGGCAACCGGGGCTTTCATCCAGCCCTTGAGAATGTAGACGCGACAGACTCAGATAAACGTGGTGAATCCTCCTTGTGTCTCCTGGGTGAGCATCCCTCGGGGCAGCGAAAAGGGGAGCGGTCAAGGACGCTGTGCGTAGATAGCCGTTAACCTAGATAAACGAGAGCGTCCTTGTCCTGTGGACAAGTTATCCACAGGTGACTGTTCGGATGCCTGTGCTATGTCTGAAAAGAAATAAGCACAGGTAGTGCAAGTCGATCGCGGCCTGGTCGCTTGGGGCTTGGCCGCTCGACCTACCCTAAGAGGAGAGAAGATGCGTGACCCGTTCGTAATAGATAGCCCTACCTGCATAAGCTTTAGCGGTGGCAGAACCTCTGCGTACATGCTGTGGAGGGTGTTGCAGAGCAACGGGGGGCTACCGCGAGAGGCCATTGTGTGCTTTGCCAACACGGGTAAAGAGGATGAATCGACTCTGGCGTTTGTTCGGGACTGTGGTGTTCGCTGGGATGTTGACATTGTGTGGTTGGAGTTCCAGGCCCATAGCCCGAAGTTCCGTCTAGTGGATTTCGAGAGTGCAGCGAGGAATGGTGAGCCTTTTGAGGCTTTGATTGAATACAAGAAGTACCTGCCAAACCCTGTGGCTAGGTTCTGCACAGAGGAGCTGAAGGCCAAGGCCATCTCTCGCTACCTGGAGTCTGTAGGCGTAGCAGATGCGGAGATGATGGTGGGAGTGAGGGCAGATGAGCCGCGCAGGTTGCCTAAGCTACGCGCCCGTAATCTCTTAGTACCTCTGGCTGACGCAGGTGTGACGCAGGTGGATGTGCAAGCCTTTTGGAAGGCTCAGGAGTTTGATCTAGGCCTGGTGTTCAGGGATGGGATTACCTCTTTAGGAAACTGTGACCTGTGTTTCCTCAAAGGCCCGAACCAGATCATGTCACTCATCAGAGACAAGCCAGAGCGAGCGGTGTGGTGGGCTGAACAGGAGGGGAAGATCAACGCTACCTTCCGCAGCGACAGGCCTAGCTATGGTTCCATGCTGCAGTTCTCAAAAGAACAAACCGATATGTTTGCAGGGATGGACGAGAGCATTCCCTGTTTTTGTGGAGACTGAAGTGATTAAAACCCTAGATGAAAGACTCAATGAGCTACGAAAGCAGTACGAAACCACCCGTGAGCGAGAGTTCTACTTCCGTTTTTTGGAAGCACAGAGGCTACGAGAAGTCTTTGTGCATGAGCAGATCAGACGCGAACAAGGTACTCAACGCAGCACGCGAGGGTCAGAGGATTGACCCTATCACCATCACAGCAGCACTCTGGATCACTGGTGATGTGGACACTACCAAAGTTTGAATGGCCCCAGCAGAAGCAAAAGTGCTTGACCTGCACGCACTACCAATCCTTCGTAGACCACCGCTACAGCGGTGCGTGTACGGTGATGCTGTGCAAGATAGGCACCTTTAAGGGCTTTAGAGGGATAGGGACTTGCATAGACGAGAGAACTCGCGGCAAGTGTGGC